CGGTGGTCGCCGTATCATTAGTCTTCGTCTGCCCGGATTTTTTCGCCGCACCCCGGGGGGATCGTCTGGTGGTTTCGGTTTTTGTTTTTGTCTTTGTCATCGGACCACTACCTCTCCGTCCTCGTTAAAGTACAGCGTTGCCAGTATCGCTCCTGCTTTTCTGCTTTCCTGTTCTGCTTTCGTCTTTGCTTTATGACAAGCCGAACATAAACCTTGCAGATTCTTCATGTCGTATGCGATCTTCGGATCCCGGATATTCTCCTCCGTCAGCTCCTTGATGTGATCAACCTCTGTTGCCGGATTCCAGCAGCCCGGTGTCTCACAGATGTATCTGCATCTTTTCAGCACGGCCGGGCGTATCTGTGTGCGCCATATCGAGCTGTTGTATAGTGCCTTGGAGAAATCCTTTGCCATTGTTCCGTAAAATCAAAAAGCTCCGCATCAGCGGAGCTTTGTTGTAATCCACTGTGCTATGTTCACCATAACACAGATCGTTTGTTAAAAAAGTATCATCTCTTAGAAATGGGAGAGCACCCAGAGAATAAACAATATTGCCATAAATCCGAATATTTTGATTGCTCCCCATATTGTACCGACAACGGCCTTTTCTTTCTTGCTTAGCCGGTAATTCTTTTTCGTAATCGGGAATGCCATATTGTTCTCCTCCTGTAATTATATTATACTACGCAACATTATCATTTTCAATCGCTTTTCAGTTGCTTTTTCGCAACTTCTCCGAGCCTTTCGCCCGTCACTCGTATCATTTTTTCGGTTATCCGCTTCATCTGGCAGATGGAATATCCCGCATCCTGCATACACTCATACTGTGTGTTTCTATCCTTGTGTTTCCAGAACCGCCGCTCGATGACTACCTGGTGCTCCGGCGGCAAAGTGTTGTATGCGCTCTCGACGGCCTCGATCTCCCGGATCAGCCGGTCACGGAATACTCCCTCACTCTCCGGCAGGAGCTTCTTGTTTTCCGGGTATCGCCTGATTACGCGCTGGACGATGTACCAGCTGTCTTTGTTGATCCTCATGCCCTTCTCCTTATCGGGATTTCAGTGTACCGGACATAGGACATGCCCGTGACCGGGTTGATGCCCTGTATCCATGTGCTGCCGTCTATAACATAGCCCTCCGTCCTAAACCGGTTGGGCGTTGTATTAAGGCCACTTGCCCCAAGGTCGATCATCCGTCTGACCGTCCAGTGACTGTACTTCTTGACCTCCGGCACGGGACGGATGAGGTTGCGAGAGCACCCGTAGGAGAGGAGCTTCTTCTGTTCCTCTTCGGTCAGGTCTTTCTTCCGCTCATCCGGCAGCCCCTTGGTGATATACTCTGCCAGATCGGCATAGTATCCCGCCGGATGGATGTGTGTAAAGTCGGTCATGCCATCCATCGCCTCGTACCCGTTCTCGATCTGCTCCTCGATCCTGTTGGTACCTCTCGCCTGCGTCCAGAGTGAGGAGATGATCATATCTCCGTCCGGGATCCTCGGCAGGAGGATGTGCATGTGGATCCCTCCCTGCTTCCCGATTTCGACACGGTAGATATACTTCATCTCCGTTCCGGCCTTCTTGTATCTCCTGCGCAGATTGTCCCGGAATTTTTTGAAATCCTTCAGGACATCCTCTAATGGCTTCCGCACTCCCTTCGGGTATTTCAGAGTGATCCAGTAGTCCCCGGATGTAAAGTTGAGCTGGATCAGTCTTCGGATCCGGTTCTCCCGGTTCCTCTGGTTCTGCTTCTCGATCTGCTCCGGTGTGGCCTGTCTCTTTTCAGCCCGCTTCTCTCCCTTTGCTCCGTAGTTCCCGGCAAAGTGGATCTCATGCTCCCGACAGAGGGCAGACGTGTATATTTTTTCCGTATATGCCAAGGGTGTGCTCCTAAGTTTAATATACTAATAAGGCACCGAAACGGTCCTTGACCGTCTGTACCGGTAATATAGTAGAAACTCAGATCATCCTTAAAAATCTGAGGGCCTGATACTTTCCATAGGAAAGTCCCATTGCTCTGGCCTGCTCGTTGATCTCGGCCAGAGTATCCTTGTGCGCTTTCTTCGGCGAAGCCGGATCTGACTCCGGCTTCGTGTGGAGTCCGCGCTTTTGCTCAAGATGGCGTTCGCACATCTTATGCCCCTCTGCCGCCGGCATCCCACATACCGTACAGAGTCCGCTGTCTCTCCAGTGCTGCACCTTAATACGGTTCCGGGCCACATTGTATTGGTGCTGCTTCTCCCGGCACTCCTCACACATCGTATGTCCCGGATCCGCCGGATGGGTCGAACAGACTGTGCACAGTCCTTTCTTCCTGCTCTCCTCTCGCTTTCTGCGCATCCAGTCCTTCTGGTATTCTTTCCGATTTTCTTTTGTCATGACATACACATCGCTTTCAGGTGGTTTGCTATGGCCTGCGCAGAGCAATGCATCTCATCACCGATTTCCGTAAGCGTCCAGCCGCCTTCCCGGAGCGCACGGATCTTCCCATCATCCAGCTTCTTCTTCGAAACGGATGTGACCTTTTTCTCTGCTACCTTTGATGTCTTTTCCCTCTTCCTGGTTTCGCCCTTCGGTCTGTCATCCGGAGCCGGCGGTTCACTCAACCATTCTGCCAGCTGCTGCTTACATCTTCTACACAGATCCACCTTCAGAAACTGCTTGTTAAAGGTCATATCGATCTGAGATCCATCTTCTCCGGCTCTCGCAAGCATGATATCCTCTTCATCATCCAGCTTTCGGATTGTTGTCTCACATCGGTCACATTTGATCACTATCATTTCAACACCCTCCACATCCGACCCTGATCTCCGTCTCAACCGGATCGTCTATTTCTGCTTTTCTTTTCATTATCTGTTCCCCTACGGCCCGCACTATGACATGAGAGACTGCTGCCTGCGGTGTGATCCCATGCTTAATGCAGTATGCGTCCACATATCTCCGGAATGCTTCTTCTTTTTTATATAGCTCCATCATTTTCCTGCCTCCTTCTTTGTGTGCCATTCCTCAAATGTTGGATATTCGGTTACTTTCTGCCTTTATCTGCGGAGATAACAACATCTTTTGCAGTTATCCCCTCCTCTGACCATCTGTTTAATGCTTCACGCACTGTCAATATCTTTTCTCCCCATTCCTCATACTGTTCATCGTATATAGGAACAGTTATCTTTCTATTGACATCTATGAGGTCTCCGTGACCTTTCGGCAGTGGTGTGCCATCATGGATCGCCCGGAGTTCTTCATCGAAAAACAGCCTGCAATTTACCCAATCCATAGACATGATCTCATCGTACTTCTCTTTGGATATATCAATCATGATCTGCATACTGCACCTCACTTTCTGCCTTATCAGCGTTTTATGGTGTATTTGTATAGTCTGTGATGCAATCGACCTGCGCCCATCCGCTTAGTTTGCATTTATCGCAAGTCATTCCTTATCGCTTCCCTCCTTTCAGTCCAGATAGTTCTTTCCGAAGATCTCCCGGAACTGATCGTGCGCCGTTTCTGTTCCAGGATTCGCCGTATTTTTCTCTTCCCATGCTCTCTGTGCCCTTCTTTTGAGCCAGACATCTTCCGTCCGGCCGCCAAAATGAACTGCCTCCGCATTCCCGCGAATGTCTCCGATGTGGTGATACGGGCATAGCATCACTTTCAGTCCGTACCGTTCGGATAGCTTCCGCTTTCCTATCCCGTAGAAAATGTGGTGCTCGTGAAGATCGTCATATCTGCGCTCTTTATCGAGAAGGTGAAGGCAGATGTAGCACTGGCAGTCCTTTTTGTCCTGTAATATACTCTTCATCTTCTCGCTCCGTTGCGATCACTTTCCATCATCCGATCCTTTCCCGGATCCCGGTCTGCTACAAGGTCTCCAATATTCTATCGATGGCTTTCTTATGGTGATTGATCTGTGTCTCCTGATTCGCGATGATCTTCTCGTATGTCTCCGTCATCTCTTCGAGGTTTCTGATCATTCTCCCCTGGGTCTCGATCATTTTTTCTTTCTTCCTGATCTCTTCTTCCTGTTTTGCGATAATGTCTTCCATGAATTCCGCTTTGTTCATCCCCACTATGCCTCCAGCTTCTCGATTTCTTTTGCTTCTATCAGTGCCTCCCTGAGCATGTCCCGGTTTGTGATCTCCGCTCCCGGCACATTCCAGTGGACCCCAAAGAGTTCCAGAACCGCCATAAAGTCTTCCGTATCATGCGGGATGATGGATGCCTCTTCTTTTTCCCAGCCGACATGCAGGAGCTCGTGATATACGACTGCTGCCTTCTGTTCTTCTGTCAGATGTGCGATGTTCGGCTTGTAGAATGTGATCGTAAAGTCCGCCGGGATAGCCCACTTGTTCTTGTCCTGTACCTTCTCGCAAAGGCCGAGCACTTTCTTCTTTTTGCTCTTCTTCTCGTGTTCGCTCTCCAGATAGATAATTGTCGCGCTTTCCAGGTGCCGGAGCTCGTCTCTCTGGCGGATCAGTGCCTGACCGATCGCCGCGTATTCTTTGCTGATCTCTCTCTTTTCGCTCATTTCATCCCCTCTCTGATCTTCTTGAAGTTATATGCCATGTTTTTGCTGATCTGGCCCGTTGTCTTTCTGGCTACCTGTGCGCGCAGTACCGACCGCATCAATTTCCGGTTGTATACCGGCACCGGACTATAGATCTTTCCTTTATTTTCGTTGACCATTTTCCCCTCCTTTATTTGTGTTCTTTCTTCTGTTCTTCAATCTTCCAGACGTTTAGCGCTTCTCTCAGCGCCTTCAGTTCCTTTAGCCACTCTGCTAACTGTCTGTGGTCTTTCGCGCATGTCCGGCACTTTTCCGTCTCACACTCATCGCATGTTTTTCCGTTTGCGTCTAATATTGCGCACACGTTTCTGTCGCAGTATCCTTTTTCTTCGCACTCTTTCGCCACTTCTTCGCAGTGGGTAATTGCTTCCTCCAGCGTCATTCGTTATCATCCTCCTCGTCTTCTTTGATGTAGATCTCATGCGTTCCATCGAGCAGGGCCTTCTCCTCCGGTGATAAGCGGTATCCGAAATCATGCATGAAATCGTACAGTTTCTGATAGCTTTCGCTTTCGATATATGTTCCAAAGCCGGTCATCGTCGGAAGCGGCGCATCCTTGTATCTCTCCAGGATCGAATATACAAGTACGACCGCATCTCCCGGTCTTCTCTGTACTGCCGCGATCATATCCTGCTCTGCGGTGTCGTCTTCGTACTCTTCCGGCCCGTCCTCCTCCATAACTTCCAGATATATGTCTGTGTCCGGGAGATCGTACTCAAACATATTTCTTGCCATCCACACGATCAGTTTATCCTTGTTGATCGGCCCATACTCTCCCCTGCGAAGTTCCCGGATATATTCCATACGCCTTGTCCTTGCGATATCTCCCCAGTTTTCCCCGACCTCTCTTGCAAGGCGCCGTTCCTCTTTCTGCCGTTCATACTCGCTCCGGTCTTCATCATCCTCTTCGTCATCGTTTTTGTTCGTCAGCTTATAAACCGTAATCATTGGGCTATAGGTGGATTTGACGAACGCATACTCCGCATCCTTTTCCCACTCGATCTTATCCAGATCCGCCTTCGACTCTACGCTCCATGACTTATCGTACTCGTTCCATTTCGGCCGTTCCGGAGCTTCCTTGGCATGTTCCAGGGCATAAGGTGTTATTGTCTTAAAGAAGACTGCACTGTCTTCCTTCTTTCGAAGCTCGTTATATTTCCACGAAAAATTCGGTGTGCCAATAGCTTTAAGAAGTTCATCCCGGTTTTCTTTATCCTTCAGCTCCGTAACCTTCAAGTAGTCCTGAATGGTCGCCTCCGGATGATCTTCTTCGAGGTCGAGTGACGCGATGGCTTTGCGCTCATATATGGTCCGCCGTGACAGTCCCGTCTTTTTGGCGAGATCTGCCGGCTTGATCCCGAGATCGATGCACATCTGCACGCCTCTTGCTTCCTCGATCACGGTCAGATCCCGGCGCTGCATGTTCTCGGTAAGCATCGTCTGTATCTGCTCCTGTTCAGTCATTTCGACCACCTGACATGGCACCGTATGCAAACCGGCGTTCCGTGCTGCCTGCAGGCGGCAGTTTCCGATAACCACGAGGTAATATCCTTCGTCTGCCGGATCCGGAACAACGGTCAGGTTCTGGAGCACGCCTACCTCCCGGATGCTCTCCGTCAGCTCTGTCAGATCCGGATAGGTCCTGCGTACATTCTTCGGGTGCTGCTTCAGCTTTCTTACTTCGATTTCTTTCACTTTTTCTCTCCCTTCAGCTGTGTTTCCATCCATGAGTCATACTCATGATGTTCCTGTGTGACTGTGATCCTATGCGTCTGCATGGCTTCCTCCAGACTTCGGTAGACCTCCTGCACCTGTGTTCCGTCCGTCTTGATCCACCCCTTTGCTTTCCATCCCGGGATCCACCGATCCAGCACGGTTTTCAGCTGTGCACACTCTGTATGCACAGTAATATTGCAAGGGCGGTTCAGACAGCCAAGAGCCCTTGCCAGTATTTCCGCTTCCGATTCTGTCCAGGATCCTGTCGTCTCTATGATGCTTTCCCTAAGCCTGTCCACGGATGGGTATGTGACTGTGGTTCCTACGGATGTCAGATATGCCATCAGATACATGATGGTGCGATTGCATCTCCTGATCGTTCGATTTGATGCTTTTATATAGATGTCAACTTTGCACATTGTGTCCTGCTTTCAGATATGTTATGCTTGGTTACGATTTCTTTCATGGATGAGGCAGATGCTCCGGCGTCTGTCTCATTCTTTTTGTCTTGCCAGGATCCTCTCTATTGCGATCCGGTTCTCCTCCTTTTGCTCCCTGCGGATCATCTCCCGACAATTTCTTACTGATTGCTGCTTGAAAAGTCCGTCATTTTTCTCTCCACCAAAAATCCGGTCTGCATCTTCTCCGTTCAGCCAGCCTTTCTCTCTTCCAAGTGTGTAGAGGAATGTTGCGCCATTGAACGCACTCATGGCTGCTCTGTAGGCTCTGCTCTCATATTTTTCCGTGAAATATCCCTGGGAGGTGATCAGCGCATCCATGAGTGTGTCTCTGGCCACAGCCTCCGGGGGCATTCGAGGCAATATCTCCTGGTATCGTATGGCGATACCTGCGGATTTGGCATATTCCCACTCACGGATCGCTCCGTGCGAGTGTTCCCATCCTTCGATCATATAGATCCCGTCACATCCGGAAAGCAGCTTCAGACACTCGTCCATCGTTTCCTCGTAGGTATGTGTCCCGGCATAGTCCTTCAGGAGCTTTGCCGGATTCACGCTCTCCATCTGCAGCACCCGGAGTTCTTCCTCCGCATCCTCGAAATCTTTCATATATCCCTTTTTCCCGGTGATCGGTCCGCTGATATAGATCTTCCTCATTGGTACATCCTTTCGATATTCTTGTCCTTTCTTTGTCATTTTTTTTCTCCTACTTCACGTATTTTCTATGAGCGTCTTCCAGTTCCTGATCTGATATATCGAGGTATACCTGTGTTACCCCTATCCCTGAATGTCCTAACAGTTTCGAAACTGTTGTAAGTGGCATTCCTTGTCGTAAAGCGTATGTAGCTCCTGTTCTTCTGAATCTGTGCGGGTGCGTATTATCCACACCTGCTCTCCTTCCTACTTCTCGTACAATGCTTTCGATCGTTCCTTTGTCTGTCCTTTGTGTCGGATCCACCAACTCTGGTTCCTTGTACCACTCGCACATACTTTTTCGTTTCCTGTTTTTGGTCATCTCTTTCACATTCCCGGCATGTAATGCTCTCGGAAATAGGTATGGATTTGTATCTGTTCTTTCGTCGATGTATTTTTCTAGTGCGAGTCTGCTTTTTGCATTCAAATAGACCGTCCTGTCTTTTTCGCCTTTTCCGTGTACTAATATTTCTTCATTTTTGATATCTTCCAAGCGGATCTGCACCACTTCGCTCACCCGACACCATGTGGAAAGCAGAAGTTCTATGATCGCCCGTTCCCGATTTGACCTACAAGCATCCCTTATTTTCTCCACATCCAACTCTTCAAACGCTTTCTTTTTAGGCTTCTGTACTTTAATCTGCTCCACCTTTGCCATAGGGTTCTTCATGAGGATTTCTTCCTTCTGAAGCCACTGGTAAAATGAGGATAACGCTCTGCGCTCATTGTTGGCTGTAACCTTGCTGATCCCGTCTCTCTGTATTCGGAGTGCCATGTATAAACGAATATCATCGGCTGAAATCTGATCATAGTTTTTGTCTATTTTCCCAAAAATCCAGCGAAGCGTCTTGCCGTAAAATTCGATCGTTCTGGCAGTTCTTCCAGAGGCGAATTTTGCCGCCAAAAACTTTTTTATAATTGCCTCGTTTGCGTCTTCATCCATTATCATCAGCTCGGTATTCCTCTGACCTATTTCAAAATCTGATAATATGATGTCAAGATCTAGGCGAATATCTTCCAGAGGCACTTCGTACTTTTGCATCATGTTTAATAATCGCCTTATCAATTCCTCTCTCATATCAACGCTCCCGCTCTTTTAGGAGTAACCAGGACTCTTTCGCGCGGATATCCTTTCGCGTATGGCTCGATCAATGTATCGCCCTGTACGCATATTGCATCTACTCCCAGAAAAGAGAGCTGCACATAACACATATGCACGCAACGCCAGTCGAGATCCTGCGCTACTACTTTTAATGCGTTCTGATAATCTATCCCTTTTTCTTTTAGTTCCAATGCTGCTGCGATCACTCCCCCGCCAGATCCGCAGGATGGTTCTGTGAGTGTGACCTTTTCCCCGTTTTCCGGAATTTCTACTGATACTGCTGCCATCATCCGCGATATATTGAATGGCGTAAAAAACTGCCCACCTGCATCGGATCCCATGCCGCTTCGCATAAATACTTCCCCGAGTACATCACGCGGATCGTCTTCCAGTTCCTCGATCAGCCATGCGGTCAATTCCGGGAACTTTTCAAACTCTTCCGATGTGTACTGATTCATAATCGCCTTGTATTGATTTTCCCGTTTATCCCATAAATCATCGTGGATCTGTTGCAAGCTGTTTTGTATAGCAAGAGACACACATTCGATCCAATCCGTAAAAATCTTGTATGCTGAATATTTTCCAGCCATAGACAGTATCATCTTCTGAAGCTCTGTCTGCCTCATATCGCTTTTAGATACCCTTTTCCCCATTTCAATACATCCTTTTAATATTCTTATCTGTTGTGAATAACATCATTGTCAGCGTAATCATCGGGAGAAACATGAGTCCGTATTCCAATTCTCCCAGGAGATGCCACGCTCCTATCAGGAGCAGGCTCAGAAAGATCCCGGTAAGCTTCTGGCTGATCATCTCGCATCGGTATAGATGCTCCTCCCATTTTGCCCTGGCGATCATCCGCCGTATCCGGTGCATCGCTTCCTTTTCGTCCATCATTTCCTCCCTAGTCTCCACTCATCGCATCTGCGATCAGATAAATGATGATGCTGGCCAACAGTATTCCAAATCCCAGTCTCATATCGTTCACCATGTCGTTGCTATGTCGATCTGCTCCGGGCAGAACTCGGCGAACCCTCCCGTGTCCAGTACGATGCACTCTCCCAGAGAGCTGCTGCATGTGCTGCCATATGGATGCACCAGCCAGTTTGCTGCGCAGATTATGTACTCACCGTCTGCCGTACGGTACATCTTGCATCCGTCCTCGCGCACAAAATATTCACCTTCGATTCCGCGTTGCTTTGCTGCGTTCAAAACTCCGTCCATCGGCATGTTGTAATAGGTCTCCTTCTGGGATCCGTACCAGTTGACTCCGGCCTGCCGTGTCAGCCCTGTCGTTGTTCCGACCGATGCTGCTGCCGCCGGAGTTTCCTCCTGCTTTGCTTCGAGTACGGCCTTCGACCTTACTTCCGGCGCTTCTCCGACCGTAACTTCCTCTGTCCGTTCTGTAGTGTTCCCGGATACCGTGATATAGACTCTCGGCTCTGCCTGTGAGAGTGTCCTTGCAAGAATCCGATCGACCGCCATGTACGAGACGATCTGTGATATGATGGCGAGGATCAGAATCGTCGCTGTGTAAATGCTCAACTTATTTTCACTCATTTTGTGATTCCCCTTATTTCTGCTTGTAACCACGCACAAAAGAAACGATATCCTCGTCAGTCATGTAAAGTACATCAGCCATTTCAGCGAGCTGCGCCACAGTTATACTCTTTCGCATCCAATTTCCGAAGGTCTGGGCGGATACTCCGATCCGGGCAGCTGCCTCTGCGTCCGAGCGCACGTGAAGCCGCAGATATGCTGTTTTTACTACTGTGTGTGAGTGTGTCGGCTTGTTCATTTTCTACTCCTTTCTGGGCGATCAAGGGTCTCTTTATCCCGAAGGAAGTCCATGAGTATCTGGTTGACTGCTTCCCTGATCGTGATCCGTTCAGTGTAGGCGTAGTCCTGGAGCTTACGTAGCGTCTCTTCTTCCATCCAGACTGTTGTTGCTTTGCTCATCTCTTTTTCCTTTCCGGTTGGCTAAAAGGTTTTAATAATATGCTGTCAAGCATATTATTTCTGTGCTATCCGTAGGGTAGCACAGGGTTTCGTTTTCTAAACCTTTTCCGCAAAAAAATAAGTTGGTATCTCTTCCACCGGAAGCATGAGAGAGGCTGCTGCCTTTTTCATTTCCTCCTGTGAGAATTCCAGCTGATTATTCAATCTCTTGCTAAGTGACACGCGTCCTATACCTATTGCATCTGCAAAGGCATCTTGTGTTCCAAATTTTTCCTTAATCCTTCCTCGTAGTTTGCTATAATCGTACAATTTATTCACCTCGTTTCTTGCGTTTAGATTTCTAAACTATTGCAAATATATCACTCATCAAATGTCTTGTCAACCACTTTTTTCACTTTTCTAAACTTTTTTTATCTTGTCGCTTGTTATTGTTGCTTTTTCTAAACTTTTGTATTATTCTTTATTCGGGAGGATTGTTTTATGGATACTACTTCGAATCGGCTTAAACAGGCAATGGATATGCGTGAAATGAAGCAAGTTGATATTATTGAGCGTACTGGGATCAGCAAAGGTGCTCTCAGTTCCTATTTGAGTGGACGCTATGTTCCAAAGCAAAATAATATCCACGCTCTCGCTGTTGCTCTCGATGTCAGCGAATCTTGGCTTATGGGGTATGATGTGGATCCGCACCGTGTTGACGCTTCCGTCTCTGCTCCTGCTGCCGATCCGGTCCTCTCTGATCGTGATATTGCTCTCCTGGAAAAGTATCACTCTCTTAATGCTCTCGGAAAGGATAAGCTCGACGAGAGAGCGGACGAACTGTGCGAAATGGAGAAATATAAAAAGGATGTCGCGAACTCCGTAAAGGCCGGCTGATACATTTGTCTGCGCGATTTCTTCAAAATACTTGATTTTTTCGGACCCCGTTGTATTATAATGGCATAGCGAATGACTGCTGTGCGGTCACTGCGGGATCTCGATTTGGGGTCCCGCTTTTATTTTAGGAGGTTTTTATGATCGAATACTCTACCGTCGAACAGCAGATAGAAAAGCTCACGCTGTCCGGTGAGCTCGGGCGTCATTGTTCGCTGTATCCGCAGGATCAAGAATATCTCAACGAGGTTTTAAATATTCGAATCAAAATGCCCGACGGCATGTTACCAACCGATAAGGAGGAGTAATATGGCGAAAGCGAAGAAACTGAATTCAGGATCCTGGCGTGTGCGCGTGTTCTCGCACTGCGAATATATTGACGGAAGGAAGAAATCTGTCTATGTTTCCTTTACGTCCGATTCGAAGGCGGATGCCGAAATGCAGGCCGCACGGTTCCAGACGGACAAAAAAAGGTATAGCAAGGGGCGCGTCACCATTGCGGAAGCGCTCAAAAAGTACATCGAGAGCCGGAGAAATGTCCTCTCTCCTGCTACCTATCGGGAATACTCCCGCTGCTATGATAAATGCCTTGACATTATTGGTGCCATTCTAGTGTCCGACGTGACCAGTGTGGATCTGCAGGAGTATGTTTCCCGTCTTTCCGCGTTTCTTTCTCCCAAGACCGTAAAAAACTACTATGGGCTTGTCCTGTCTGCCATCCGGCAGTATTCCGACAAGGTTTACCGTGTGAAGCTCCCCGATCGCGTCCCGCCCGAATACCATGTTCCAACGGATGCAGACGTTCGGCTTCTTCTTGACAATGCGAATCCTCGCCTGAAGCTTGCCATCGCTCTGGCCGCATTCGGCACGCTCCGGCGCGGTGAGATCTGTGCGCTGAAGTACAAGGATGTACTCTACGACTTCCGTGCGGTCTACGTGCACGCCGATATGGTTCTTGATTCCCGGCGCGTGTGGGTATACAAGGACTTTCCAAAGACAAACAGCTCCATCCGGCGCGTAGAGCTTCCCGCTGCCGTCCTCGACCTTATCCCGCCCTGTGACGATCCGGAGGCCTTCATCTATTCCGGTACTCCCACCACGATCGATCACACCTTCGGTAAGCTCCGGAAGAAGCTCGGCTTGTCCTGCCGATTCCATGATCTCCGGCACTATGCCGCGTCAAGTCTTCATGCGGCCGGTATGCCCGATCAGTACATCATGGAGCGCGGCGGCTGGTCTACGGATATCACACTGAAATCAGTCTACAGAAATACGATGTCTGACAAATCTAAGATCTTTAATCAGAAAGCTATGGAATACTATAATAAAGTGCTTGGCGAAGATGAGAAAAAGGCGCAATAACCGCCCTACAGGATAGCAAAAAGAAAAACGCCCTTAAAATGGGCTTTTTTTCTTTTCCGCGTGTCATATGCCCACACGACCGGGTTGCAGGATCCCTATATTCCGCAAGGCTTGCGAGGTCATTTTTCGTGTCATATTTCGTGTCATATTTTTATAAAAATGGGGTGTTTTTTTGCATTTTTGACTTGTTTTTATAAAATGCCGTTTTATGCTTATTCCCTTATAAATAAAGGGATTGCGGAAACTTTCAGTGTTTTCCGCAATCCCGAAAAAAATCGGGGTGACAGGATTCGAATATGTTTACCAAATCCCGCAGTGCCTTATTCTATGCACCTTTTTATAATTCCGTGTCATATTTCGTGTCATATTTTTCTCTCCACACTATCATAAAATTATATGTCTTTAGTTAGTGTTTGGCAACCAAAAAACGCCACCTTTCGATGGCGCTCTCGGCAATATTGTATCAGTTCTACTTCTTGAAGAAATATCTTATAGCGTTGTAGAAATACCGCACCTGGAAGTCGATCGCATGGGTATATCCCGGCACGATCTGGGCGTGATTCTTCTTCAGTCGCTCGGTTTTCCCGAATATGTTGGCGCACGTCTTCGTGAACATCACGCATCCGGCATCGTCATATCCTCCCGCTGCACATCCGACAAACGGTGTTCCGCTGATATTCTGCATCCCATTTGCATTGTATCCTGACTGCATGTTAAACCATCCGATCATCTTCCAGAACTCATTTTTTCTGTCGTCTACAAGCACGTTTCTGCACTCGATCGCTCCGAGGGACCATCCTCCGAGGGCTCTGTGTGGTGCGCTCTCAATGATCAGATCTGCGTTCTTCTTCGCGTATGTCATAACCCTGCCTTCGACATAGCAGATCAGACCATACAGATTCTCTGGGAGCCACTTTGACCGCCCCGGTCTCTCGCCCTGGATACTCACTATAACGCACGGCCGGATCTCTCCGTTGTCGATCAAGTTGTCTATCACGTGCTCAAAGCGTTTCGTATGCCCCGGAAATGACCAGAACTGTTGTGCCGTATTGTTTGTGCCCATTTTGAAATAAAATATGTCGTACATCTCCTCCGCCGTGTAACCAAACGGAAGATATATGTCTATAGTCCTGCCTTTGTACTGGTCGAGAATCAGTGCTCCTGCGTTTTCGCGCGGATCCCAATAATTTGCCGGTATCTGTTTTGAATAATCGAGCATACGCCCCTCCTTTGTAAAAATCCCCTACTCACTTCGCCCGGGGTGACGAGCTTGGCTTTCGGGGTATGAAAAATCCCCTACTCGCGCCTATGCGCTTTCGGAAATGATTCCTATACTGACAGATCTACGCCCAAACGGTCTCCGGATGCGATCTCCTTTGCGCCGAACTGCATGTAGTGGTTATAGTATGCGTGCCACGGTGCATCTTCTCCTAACTCCTTCCGGATGTCTTCGTATGCGTTCTTGTACTTCCAAACGTTGAATGAAGAGCAGCCATATCTGGATGCGGGCAGATTCTCCGGATAAATCTCCTCCATACCGTTCTTATAGAAATGCTGGAACAGCCACCAGTCTCTTGTGGTTTCCTCGTTTTTGGCCGCTCCGCTCGCCACCATCTGTGCCCATACCTGCTGCAGATCCGCGTACCGGTTGTAGTACCAGTCCGGATCAAATACGAGGCGGTATACCTCCGGGATAGGGTATGTGTCGCCGCCAGGCGTTACCGGTACATCCGGTACCGGCTTCGGATTCGGCATCGGATACTCTCTGTGCGCCTCGTCCATATCGACATACCCGATGATCCCCGGCACCTGCCCCTTGCTGGAATACTGCCACAGCTCGCTTGCATTGCTCAGGGTGCTCTCCTTGCTCCACCACGCGAACCATACCGGATATTTTTCGTTCACTTCTTTCGTGAACATATTCCTGTAGTAGTCGAGATTGGTATAGTTTCCCACTTCATATCCGGCCGCCTTTGCGGTTTCCAGGAATACAACGACGAATCCGCTGGCTACCGTCTTTGTCATCGGAACTTTCTTAACCTTGTAATAGTACGAAGCTGAATCATATTCGCAGTCGGACCATACTCCATACTCGATCTTTTTCCCCTTGATCGCGTTCAAGCAGGCCAGTGCGTTTCTCTGCGCCTGTCCGTTTGTGGTGCAGTACATGAACCAGTATACGCCGACCTTCAGTCCTGCTTTGATAGCTTCTGCGTAGTTCCGTTCAAACTGCGGATCGATCTTCCCAACTCCCCAGCCCGCTCTGATGATAACGAACTGATATCCCGCTGCCTTGATTTTGGCGAAATCCGGTTTTCCCTGAAACGCCGATATATCGATTCCTTTTTTGCTCATTTTCTTTCCTCCTATTTGCCGTCGTCTTCTGTGTCTTCTGTTTCTTTTGACGCTGTAGCCGCTTTCAACGCCTTTCGCTCTGCCATTTCGCGGCATCTTCTCCCTGACAAACTGTATTTGTTCTTCGCTGCTGCCTTTTTTGTCAAACCGTCCTCGTCCGGAAGCTCGTCTGTGTACTTGCTTAGAAACTTCCGTACAGCATCCCATACGCGCCGGACAGGCAGTCCGCAGAGCGCCATATTCTTCAGCGTGCTCACGGATTCATAGCCGAGATACAAGAGGCCGAAGAACTCGACTGTCCCGATCGGCCCTCCCATGTAGTCCTGGATCTCTTTTGGCAGGAAGCGAAGCAGATTCACGTGCACCAGCATGTCCGTCATAACGCAGAACAGGATCGATATGACCATTCCGATCTTGCGTATCGCGCCGTCGATCCCTATGGAGCTGTTGAGCTCGCGTTCCTTGATGGCCCGCCCGATCCCGAAGATCGTATCTACGATCACGGCGAATATGACCAGCCGGATCATAGTGTTCGTGGCGCATATTTCAATATACTTTTGCATCATTTTCGTTCCTCCCTTTTAGTTTTCCACTGTCCGCATTATCTCTGCGGCCTGGTTGATCTTTTGGACTACCGGCAGCCTGTCGGCTTCCTCCGGTCCGATATGCTGCATGAGCAGATTAAATAGATCATTGATCACTTCCGACTGAATACTGATCACAGATGTCAGTTTCTCGGTGAGTTCCACGTTACTCATACTTTTCACCCGTGATCTCCTCGTATTCTTCCGGTGTGATCCACGGATTTCCCTCCGGATTTGTCACGGCATCATGGACGCGGTCCTTGTCCCAAAGTCCGCGATCGTAGAATCTTTTGACCTTTTCGAAGTTTTTTGAGTGCGTTTCCGCCTTTCCTTTTGCTGTTTTTGCCATTTTTCCCTCCTTAAATATCTACGCCAGTCATCATCGCGACATATTCCAGATCTGCGGAGGTCTTTTCCGCTGCCGATGTGAGAGCCATGTTCCCGAGCGGGAACGGAGCTTCGTTCGGTACAATCTCGCCGTCCACATACTTCTCCGCTAGCGGAGTGGCTTCGCCGTCGTACTCGACCACGGATGCGATGTTGGTATAGGCTTCGATCAGCTGTGTTCCCATCTTTGCGTAGATGGTTTCCTCGTCCGCGCCGATGTACCCCTGCGCATCCGGCATCGAGCAGAGAATCGTCAGGCCGGTCGAGCTCTTTCTGACCGGCTTGACCGTTTCCACCGTGTCAATGATCACCTTGTCTTTGTTCAATAGCAGGAACATTGTTCCACCTCCTTATGAATAATTCTTCATGCAGTTTCTGTAGATTCCGCATGGTTTGGTAACTGTTTTTGTGCTTCAGGCTCCCAGAGAACGATGCGTAAAAGCTCCGCACCTGTTCATATCCGATCTCCCCTCTTTTGAGCATTTCCGCCAGCTTCTTTAGCTTCCTTCTGTTGCGCGTGATCTGCCGTCTTGACGGTTTGCGGATCACCCTGCCGGTATCCGTGACAAAGTATCTGTCCTGAAGCCATGTGAACGGCTTTGATATCTTCGTGATGACCGTTTTCTTTTCGTTCATCCGGATTCCGAGATCCGCATACATCTTCCGTATGATCTCCTGGTACTCCTTCAGCCGTTCCTTGCTATCATCGATGATGTACCAGTCATCCATGTAGCGCTGGTAATATTTGCAGCGGAGCACCTCCTTGATGTAGTGGTCGATCCGGTTCTGATAAGATACCGCGCAGATCTGGCAGACCTGCGACCCGAGACCAAGACCGTGATCAAAACTGTCGATGTACTGCATGGCATACCCGATCAGTCTTTTGTCTGTGAGCCACCTTTCAAGGTTTTCGCGAACCGCATCATGCTGGAGGCTGTCGAAGAACTGTTTCTGGTCGCCCAGCAGGATATATCCGCTGTTTCCGTGCTTTCGGTAATAGCTCCGCAGATGCCTGATCAGTGTCTGCGCCGAAAACTCCGTTCCCTTGTTCTTCTGGCTGGCTCCGTTCGCATGGATCAGCGACTTTTCGATCACTGGCACCAGTCCGTAATCGCAGAGCGCTTTCTGCGCAACTCTTTCCGTGATGTGCACGGACTTGATGTGTCTGGTCTTTCCTCTTTCGCAGATGTCGAACTCGATGAATCCCCGCCGGATGTCTTTGCCAGATCGGATGCTTTCGCTGTAGGTGTATGCGTTCCGTAGCACGTTACAGCCGTATCTCTGCACAGATGCCTTCCAGTTCACGCCCTTTCTCGCGATATAGAAGGATCTTCGCAGGGCTTCAAAGCTCGATACCGCCTCAAAGGTATGTCCTTCGTTTCTCCGGCGTTTTGCTTCTTCCCGCTTTGCCTTCCGTCTCTGATATCTCGCCTTTCGTCGCTCTTCGCTGTTCATATACCCCCTGACAGCGGTCAAGGCATGAAACCCGTAGGCCATGCAAGAAGCGTCCGCCTTGCCGCGTGGAGTCCTTTATTCGCGCTTTCGCGACAGGTTGTGCTCTCCTTCCATTCCTTTGATACTGCTTTCACCATATGGCTAATCGGTCTGATGTAAACGGAATCAGGGCGCAACGCCATTCGTGTTGGACGCGTTGTTGTTGTTGGCTGCCCCCGCGGCGGTCACATTGCAGAAGTTCGTCGAGTTGCTGACATTCGGCGATGACTCCCACCAGTTGCCGGCGGACATAATTACAGAGCATAACCTTTGAAGCGTTCCCTGTCCGACTTCGTCCAGCATTTCGTGAGGCGTTCGATGCTCAATAAAAGCTCCGTCCATCTCTTCAAAACGCTGTCCTTCACCGGCAGGATCTCGCTTGCAAGCCTCAAAAGTTCCAGCATGTTTTGGATTTCATAGATTGCCGCTTTCTGGTACTGGCGTCTTCTCTGGTAGTCTTCCGCGTTCTCCGGGTAAATGCTGTTGGCATAGACCAGACACTTGTTGATCTTTCTCGCGGACTCACAGATCGGTATCCGCAGCGTGAAGGTGTAGGTCTTCGGAATGTCGTGCGTTGCCCGCTCGATCGTGAATTTCTCCATCTCGTGGGCGGAGTTCAGAAACTCCATCATGCTCACGCCGCGTTTTGATGCCAGTACGCTCATTGTTCTCCTTTCCTTGCTTTTTCTGTATGGGCGGGACAAGCCCGCCCGATCCTATGATGCTGAGAGCAGGTGGAAGCAGGGCGCAACGCCATACGCGCCGGACGCGTAGTTGTAGTTGGCTGCCCCCGCGGCGGTCACATGGCAGAAGTCCGCCGAGGTGCTGACAAACGGCGATGACTCCCACCAGTTGCCGGCGGCTCCGTCCTTTCCCAGAGTCTTGATCCGGTTTGCCGCCGTAGCATAGATGGGGAACTGCTCTGCGTTGCCGCCGGTATGCTCCGTTGTTGCCGCGTAGGTCGGAGCACCGAAGATCTCCCACTCTCTCGGCAGCCAGATCTTATCCACTGCCGTCTGAAGGTTGGATGACTGTGATCCCTGTGAGCAGATCACATCCCGCTCTTTGACCAGCGCAACCACATCATCCGGCAGATAGTCGTTCAGGAACTCATTGTTCAGCCATGCTCTTAAGTCAGACTGATTCCAGCCACCCGCATTCGTGTTCGAGGTATGCTGCTGCCGTCCTGTCGGAAGACACCACTTCGGCTCAAAGATGACCTGATGTCCGCTCTCGTGATTGATCGCCGCGATGCGGTAGATCATGGGGATATTGCCGTATTTGAGCGTGATCGGGATCTCCATTCCGACCTCAAGGAACTGGGTTTCCAGATGGAGATTCAGGATCTGCTGAATGCCGCGGAAGGTGTGGATGTCTGCTCCGACGGTCATTTCCTTGCATTCGCCATACCCGAAGAAGATATCCTCCGAGGATTCAATACTTTCCGTCTCTTCTCCGGGATCGACCACGACCTCGACCCTGTACTTCTCACGCGGTTCGAGCATGTCAAAGACCGCTTCAAGGCTGCTGCCGAGTGTCTTTGTGTAGACCTTTCCTGTCAGCTTTCCCGTGACACGGACAGTCTTGCCTTCGTCCGTTGCCAGCGTAGATCTTGCGATCAGTGCTCCGAATCCGAATTTCTTGTTTGCTACCAGTGCGTCCATAGATACCTCCTTATGCTCTTGTCGCGACGGTCGTGATTGAGCCGTCGGCATTGAATGTGGTTATGGTTTTCGCGAGGATCATGTTGTGGGAGGATCTCAGCTCCGTCGTGATGGATCCGTCGGCGTTAAATGCAGTCGTTTCGACCGATCCGTCTTCCTTTTCGGTTGTGATCGAGCCGTCGGCATTGAATACGGTTGTGGATGATTCGTAGCCCTGCCGGATGATCTTCTCCTCGTCGATCTCATTTTGGAGATGCCCTGCTGCCGAGCCGTTGAGAATATCTCGCATCTCTTCCAGGAGCTCCAGTGCTGCAGCGTCTCCTGCGGCCATTGCTTCCTGCACCCACTCTTCGTACTGTGCGGCCAGTGCGGATGTGTCGATCGTTGCAAACGGCACCGCCATTCCGCAGATATCGGAGTTCATTCTCTGGTCCGTAATCTTCGACTGCGTGATCTCCGTCGCTCCTGCCTCTACCAGAATGTCCGCGAGTGCATAGTCTTTGATGTCACTCGTCCTGGTGATGGCCGGTGCTACCGGCTCCTCTGCTGCCGTACCGGTCAACAATACGCAGTGCGTTTCCCGGTTTTCCTTGTCCCATCTGACGACAATTCTGTCGATACGATCGAGCAGTCCGTCCGGAGTTGTCAGCGTAATCGGGATGTCGCCTTCGTTGTCATACTTGGATCCGTCGATGATCGCCGCTCCGGCCTTGACCTTCACCACAAGTCCCGTGTATGCCACTACCTGCAGGTTGGTGCTTTGTTCCATGAATAGGCCCGAGCTGATGAACGATCTGTAATACCGCATGAAATCTTCTGCTGTGTACTCGCGGTCGCCGTTTTCTGAATCCCAGGGAAAAGAAAATTCGCTAATCTCTGCCATGTCTCTACTCCTTTGCCTTTAATAAACTTGTCAGGGTTTGTACTTCATCCCCGAATGTCACTGTTGTTTCATCCTTGCCGGACCGTATATTTCTCCGGATCACCTTTATCTGGTAGTTCTTCCTGACTCCCCAGCGTTTGTTTTCGCACGTAACGTAGTCTCCCAGGTCGAATTCTCCGGCATTCTGGAAGTCTATCTTCGATTCGAAACCTTCCGTCTGCGGATATTTTGCCAATTTTTCCGCGCCTGCTGCCTTCAACTGCTCTTTGATCTGCTCTTCCGTCTGGTCTTTTGTGGTTATGCCGGAGGCGTTTGCGTATATTTCATAGCGGTCCAGCCCCTCGCCGTCTCCGCACTCCTGCGTGATCCGGTCGTCTTCCTTTCCGCAGGCCATCGTGCAGTGCGTCGCGTAGTTTCCGAGATCCCGGTAGTATCTCTGCGATAATATGGTCCCGAAATCAGGCGAAAACAGGCACGGCGTTTCGCTCGTTATCGTCCGATCAGCGCCGCTCCATGTATCAAAATACAGTTTCTTTTCCACCGGATCGAGACGGATCTTCCATCCGATCTCATGTGCTGCCGCCAGATCTCCGATCGCTTTGGCAAGGTTCGTGTATTCCGTCTGGTAGTCGATCAGATCCGCGTTTGTGACCGTATCGGTCCCGAGGTACAGATTCGGGATCGCTCTGTCCGGATCCGAAGGATCTACCGCGTGATGCTCTGCGAGCGTCCGGATGATACTCTGCGGGGTTCCTGTCAGGATCTCCCGAGTATTCACGATGCGCTGGTTCAGATACCGCCCGGCCATGTAACCCTTTGCGATGATGGTTTCCTCTCCCTTGTCGCTCGCTTCCTTCTGAAGCTTTGTGATGATGCCCGGCTCATCCGAGTCCGTATTCCAGAGCAGACATCCAATCTGCAGGAGTTCCGCCATCTCTTCGGTATATTCCAGCGTCAGTTGAAAGGTTCCCGGCTCGGACAGCTTCCGCAACCATTCCAGCGCCCGGAAGGTGCTGATCACTGCCTGCGGTTCCAGTTCCCTGTTTAATACATAAAGGTCCATCCTTATACCCCCGGAAATCTGTTCTTGTAGCTGATCTGCGTTTCCAGCATCGACTCTCCGGATTCCGCAAGTGCACGAAGCACGTTATCGCCCGGATTCAGGCGAAGGAAGGTGTATCCGCCGCCTGCAAGATCGATCTTGCTTAAATAGTTCGTGATCTCGCCGTTCAGTTTCTTCTGGATGGTCTTTTTTTCCGTATCGATCGTGATGATCTCGTTCTGTGTCATCGTCGCATTGATCTGTATAAATTCCCGCGTGTAGACATTGATAACCTGCGGATTTTCCACGATGCCGTGTGCGATGAACCTGATCGTCAGTCCGATCGTGTCCTGTGATGCGTTATTCAGCGTCACGATCTTTGATGCCATCCTCCGGCCGAACTCTGTCGGAGTCTGTGCCGGAAAATGGAAACTCCCGATCGTATCGGCGATCCGTGCCACGGTCGCGGGATCCTCCCAGTAGGGCATGCTTGCCTGAAGATCCACGCGGTAGTTCTGTATCCGTGATACGCCGGTCAGCTCGATCTTCGGAGTTTTTGATACTCTCGCCGTGATGCTCTTCTTTTCTCCGCCGTAGGTGTGCCAGAGTGTGAGGTTGGCTTTTGGACGAAACATATTGATCAGAGTCAGACGGAGCTGTTCCATTTCCTTCGCGTTATATGCCAGGATTTGCCCGCTGATCGTTAGTGAACGGGAGGAAACACTGCTGCCGAGCAGGGTTTCGCCGTCCTGCCGGTAACCCTGTGATGTGATGTTCTTAACGTTCATCGTGTCAAATCCGTCCGTGCTCTGTACGGAATACGGGAGATTTGTCAATGTCAGCCACGTGTTTCCGTCCGTTACTTTAATGATTCTCTCTGCGATCATAATTCTTCCCCAAGCGCTTCATCGATCTTCCGTGCCCATTCTTTCGCTTCGTCCACTGCTGCCTGTCCGACCTTCGCAACTGCTGCCACGATATCATCTTCCATTGCTTTGATTCCATCCGCGATGCCCTGTCCGAATGCCTTGCCTGCATCAACGCCCTTTGTGCTCCTGCCGTCTTCTCCAATCCCAAATTCCGTATTGAGTGCGCTGATCGCGGAGGATGCTACCAACGTGACATTTTCTGCGATAATCGGCTCTGCATCAGCTACGGCCTGCGCAGAATCCTCGCCCATCGTAGTCCACGACTGCACATATTCCTCGCCGAAGGTATTTTGATCTTCCGTCATCTGTTCATGGGATGCTGTGCCATCCTCGACGATCAGTCCCATCGTCTCGTTGAATCCGACCTCAAACTCCGCCATAGAAGCGGAAAGTTCGTTAAAGGCCTGCTGATTCTCCTGCCATGCCTGACAGAACTCTGTGAGGCTGTCCCCGCCTTCTTCTGCTGCATCTACAAGCGCCTGCAGATATCCGGCTCCGGACATTCCCATTTCTTCAATTGACGCGATGATAGACGGATCGATGTCAAGATCGAGCGCTTTCTGGAGGTTGTCACCGTACTGCGTCATCGCCTCCGTCTGAGAGCGCATATTGCTGGTCATCGTGTCTATACTCTGACTCTCGACCTTAAACTCCTGAAAGAGTCCCATCTGTGACTCCAGGGATTCCTTTGCCGCGCCGAAAGCGTCGATATATGCTCCTTCAAGCTCGTTCAGTTTTTCCTCGACATCTCCGGTAGCTTCCACGGCATATCCGCGCCAGTTCACGAACGACGTGGACATTGCATCGTTTGCCGCCGTTGCCGCATCCTGCGGAGCCGTATCCGCAAGGAGATCCATGTACTCGTTATACTGATCTGTTACATCTTCGAGGTTATTCTGCAGGATGTGGTACTCATCCACGACCTGTCGGTTCCCCATGACCGTATCTTCGCACGCCTGCAGAGCCG